CATTACTCGACAAAATGTTTCTATATTCATAACCGGAGCTTGGGAAATTTTCATATCATCTTTTGTACCTTCCCAAACGACCACTATACCTATTTTTTTTCCATTCTCCTCTTGTTGTGTTTCGCAATATATTTGTATTGCTTCCAGCGATTGATCCAAGTGCTCTTTTACAATTGCAAAAGGTTCTGATCTTGTACCATCATCTAGTGATATAAGTTGAACTACAAACTTACTCATATTATCTCCTTTCGTTTTTGGTGTTCAAGTCTCTGATTTGCATATACTTCTTTTGCTCTTCTTTCACGGTGTTGATCTATAACTTTATCTATAGACATCTCCTTAAAGTAGTTAATTTTTTCGGCTTTATACTTAGTGACATAAGGTACAGCTTCGGGTATTTTCTCCTCAAGCCACCTCAAATATGCGTTTGGTATCGGGTATTCTTTGCCTTCGCAAATTATACTTCCAGTATTAAATAGTTCACGCCAATATTTCTCTAACCATGTAAAGCCAATTCCAGGCTTGCGCGACATTAATTGAAACTGATCGTCATTTTCTGAACCAATTTTTTTAGCTACATATCCGGCAACATAACAACCTGTCGCCATGGTGTACTCTGATAATACAATATTTCCTTTTCCCCAGGTCTCGGACAATCCTGGGACTGTATATAGGGTTTCGTTAACTGAAAATTCAGATCCGTTTTTGAAGTCAGTTCCAAATATAACAGCGTGATAATGAGGGCGATTTGTAGCACTGCCATACTCACCGCAAGCATAGTAACGTATTTTTTGCCCTTGATCCCGGATAGAACGGATGAAATTCTGGAGGTCGCTTTTAACAAGCTTATCAGGTACGTGATTATCATCATAAGTTATCGTCAAAAATGAATTCTGCTGATACTGGGACGATTCCTGGTAGCAGCGTAATGCCCAAGCCAAAGCTTTGTCGGCCCTGCATCCTGCACACTTACCGCAGGGTACCTGCAGGGCCATATCTTCGTATCCATCCCGGCGCCGAAACACAATCTCACGTTTACCATTTTCATTTAATCTCCGTGATCTCCAGGCCTGAATAGGATACAAGCAGCTCACAGTCGGATACCTCCTCGCATGGGCCGCCAGTAGTTTACCTGGTTTTGCCGTTTCGCGGTCCGCGTGAAGTTTTTGTTGTTACTGTACTGTCGTCGCATTTCTTTTGCTCCTCTTCGGGTTTACGTGGGGCTTCGCCACCACTCGGGCGATGAGTATCAAGTGGCTCATCGCCGTCTAGGCTAACGCCGTTTTGCAGATCTGTCAACTGTATCTGCTTATGTGCGTCTCCACCTCTTTGCTTCGCTCGCATTTCGCTACGCAAATCTTTGATTTGCTTCGCAAAATGCTTGCTCAGCACTTTATGAAGTGCCATCTGAGTGTCAATGTCAAGATAGATGGAACCGTAGTCGGTCTCAATGTGCGACATACTTCCGAGACGCTTAACCATAGTGTATTCAAGGTCAGCAATTTTATCTTCATATATGCTCATAATTTTCTCCTAAACGTTAATCAAGAAATGAGCATTAAATATAGACCTTTTTTAACAGATAGTAAAGTGGTATTTTTAAAAGAATCCCCTCGCCGGGGAGGCAGCCCCGGGCCAGGTGTGGCCCGGGGTGCTTCAAGGGTGTTTGTGGGAGCGACGTCAATCAATAAATCGGAACCCCACTTTGTGGGGCCCCCGCGATTTATTCCTTGACTGGGTCACTTTCAGTGGACTTTTGTTGTTCCGCTTCCGCTTTTTGAAGATCTCGCTTACGTTGCTCCTCTTGTTCCGCTTTTTTCGCTTCATATTGAGCGAGGTCGCTTTTAGCTTTTGCTATCAATGCGTCAGACTCATTAATCACATCTGTATAATACGCATTGAGCGCTGTTACATCACCATACATTGCGTCCACTCTGGCAGCAGGTAGCTGGCCTGTACGATCATACTGTCGTATGATCGCATTGACATCACAGCTTTCTGCGTGACTTTGTTTGGTCTTACTGGGACCGTCCGCGAGTGTTACCACTCGCTCCCGGTACCATTGAGGTCTTACGACTGGTGGTTTGATTTTACTCTGCATAGAATGTGTCTCCACGTTTGTAGTAGGTTTTACCATTGAACTCCATCTTTGGCACCTGAGGTTTTTTCTCGCTTCCTTTCTTGCGGCCCAACCGCTCATCCTGCAAATCTTTCATGTAACGCAATTCCTTTGGCGTCATTTTTTTGATTTTTTCATATGTCTCCTGAACGTTGTCGCGCCAGTCCATAACGGACTTTGCGGAGTTTTCTTCCGATCCTTCGGACAAGCCGAACCAATCTTTCAGATAATCACCTCCGATATCTTTAGCTTTATTAATGAGCGGTAAAAGCAAATCATATGCTGCTTTTTCTACCTCTGCTTTGTCTGCGTTTGCTTTTGTTAAACGTCCTTCTTGCTTAAGCTTCTCCTCTGTAGCTTTTGCATTATTAAGCATCTGTCCTTGCAACATACGCTCAACACTATTACGGACTGCAACAGATCCAGGAGACGAAGAAGCATTAGCACCCGATGGGGTAGGGGAGGGGGATCCCAGTGCAAGCACTCGATTAAGACCGGCAGCTTCCAAATCTTTTGTTGCTCGCTGATATGCTGTAGCTGCCATTCGCTCTTGAAAATCGCGGTCCTTTTGAGCCTCCTGACGGTTAAAATTCATCGACCTACTGAACTGCGATCGCTGTATGTTACGATCATACTGATTTTCAGCTAAACCTAATACTCCTCCAAGTCCTCCCAGCGCTCCAAAAGCGCTGGTTAGGCCTCCTGTCAGTCCACCTGCTAATGATGATAATCCACCCATTTTTTATCCTCCTTAAAAATGGTCGATAAATCCAGGAATTGAATAAACTGGCATAGGTCGATCACACTTAAGATCAAACCAGCAATCCAATAGAAAATCAGGCTCACTGGGCACTGCCACTACACGATCCATCGGCGGATTTTCAATTATAAAATCTTCAGAAAGAGTTGGAAGTGTTGCAAAATCTTGCGCAAGGTGCCATTGATCCAATGATGTTGCATTTTCACTAGCAAACAAACCAGTTATCCGGCTTGGTTTGTAGCGATATTCTGCATATCGCTCCTGATAGCCAAATACTGCATCGTCAGCGCCTGTACCTTGCACAAAGATTTCCTTATTAAGGACAGCTTGTTCTCCAAGATGGGCCAACGTGGGCCAATAGAAATCATATCGTGTCTGACGCGACCACATCCGTTCGAGCCCTTGCTGGTATCGCAAATCCGCGCGAACTGACGCAAAACCGATAATATATCCATGCTCAGTAAATGACTTAGTAAAACCGGCGCGATTTACAGCCGTTCCTACTGCTGCTAGATTACCTTGCGGTACTGATTCCGCAGTAGCTGTCGCCGCCACCGGATTGATATTAACTCTGGTGCTGTTTCCTCCGAGATATTCAGGCCGCTGCATTCGACCGTCCGGCGAGCGTACGCCGAAGTGTTCAAGGATCAGTTCAATGTATCGAGTACCACCACGAGCGTCACGCTCAAGCAACTTCTGAATCTGAAAAGCTGTACGCAACTCATTAATAGTTATTGCTGTTGCCTCAGACAAATCGGCATACAAATTCGATGGATAAATAGAGTCTCCTCTAGTTCCTCCAGCAAGATTATTTTCATAAGTACTTCCAGAAAGCAATTCAATTTTTCCATCTGCCGCGTCATCTGTACCGTCACTTTTACGCCATGAAAGCGCGTTACCTAATCCTGTTTCGAGGTCCACGTTTGCCGTTTTTACGGTCGCCTGATCACCAATTGGAATAGTTACCGGATCACCTTTCTGGGGCCACGGCAAGCAGGATGTAAAATAATCATGTCTTTTGCCTCTCCGAAAACATTCCTGATTAACCCAGGTATCAGGACCATCACCGGTATCAATAGGTATTCGATCCTGTAAATTTTGGTCTCTGTACCATTCATTCCAAACCAATGCCGCTGCACGAAAAGGTAAAGCGTTAACATTAATATTGGTAGTTGATCCGATACTTCTGTGCGGAATTCCCATATATTTCCATAGCCGATTAACATTAATTGAATTAATGTTAATAGCCGTTATCGGAACTGTATAAATAGATGGATCATCGTCCGGGTTTTTTCGCTCACCCATAAATTCCTGCCAGTTATCCCAAACCAGACGATTGGGAACGAAAAAATACTGAGTGTCCAGGTAAATGTTATCCATAATCGGCTTGAGAGGTGTAGCCATACGCGCAAACATTGTGTGATTCACATTGAACGTATCACCCGGCAAAACTTCGTCAACAAAAACCGGGTACAAATAACCGGCATCAATAGTTGTCGTATGTCCATGTGATCGATCAAATTTAGACCTTTGTATTTCGGATTTAGGATTTGTTGCGAAGTGCTCTTGGTGAGACATTACCGATGGCTGTTGGAAATATCGTTCAGGCATTTTCTTTTACTCCTTTCATTGCATTAGTCATTACTCGACAAAATGTTTCTATATTCATAACCGGAGCTTGGGAAATTTTCATATCATCTTTTGTACCTTCCCAAACGACCACTATACCTATTTTTTT